ACTGTAGAATTTAGGAGGTTTAATAATTCTTTCTTATTCATACGATTGGAATGTAATAAATTTCTTTAACTAAATCTAACTAATCAGGTTCTTGTTCAAAAATATTCATTGAACTTTCCAATACATCCTCTTCCTCGTAGATATCAAAATCCATACCACCTAATATTTTACTCCATTCAGCAGCATGTTCATCTTTGTATGATTTAATTTCTTTATCTGTATCATTAATGAACCCATGTGGAGTCATAATAATTTTACCTCGAGTTGTAATACCATTAATGTGATTTTTATCAATTTGAATGTTAGTGCGTTTAGCAAATTCAACTTGTTTACCATCTTTAATAGCTTTGATTTTACTTGTACCAGCATTTGAGACATTACCAAAGGTAATTACAAACGTAGCGTCAAACCACATGGCAAATCCACCTTTATTCATCAACTTAGGTTGACCCATAGGTACTTCTGCTTTTGCTGTCCAAACTTTATTAACACATACCAAGGTATTAGTGTATGGGGAGGATTCTTTACGTGATAATGTGATTTTTTGGTTTACGTTGTTACCAAATTGTGTACTCATTGCACCAGCATTCCATTCGTTGTTGTTTTTGTTAGAACGAACTGACAATTCACAAGGTACTGAGCCAATTGAATCCCAAAGGAATAATAAATCATATGGTAAATTACCTTTTTTCTGTTCATCTACTAAATCCAAAATAAATGCTGCTACGTCTTCGATTGTGTTTAAAGTTTCTCTATCTACATAGAGGAAAAATCCACTATAGTTCCCAACCTCACCTGTTTCCTCATCTACTTGTGTGTTTACTTGTAAACCCATTTGTGTTGCGTGTTCCCAATTCCATTTCATCTCAGTAATAATGAACACTGGTAATACACCTGCTTTTTGAGCAGCGACAGCGGCCTCAATCAAAGCTGTTGTTTTACCTGTATCACTATGTCCACGAAGTAGAACAATATGCCCAGTAGGAATACCGGGCACACTTGTTACATCTTGAAATGCAGGACTAAGGGGAATCCATTTTTGTTCTTTAAATCTAACATTACCGTTAAGCATCTTTTTCTCCTTGAATTTCTCAAGATTAAATTTGGATTGAATTTCTTTGGAGACTGCTGCCGTTAGCGATTCGCTTTTCTTAGTTTTTGCCATAATTTTAATTTAATTAGAAAGGAAGATCATCAGATTCTCCCTCTTCATCAAACAAAGAGTCAAATTTATCTGATTTTGATGGTTTGGGAGGGATTGGTGAGTTTAGTTTATAGCTTTTAGCAGGAGGTGATGCTGGTTCAACTTCAAGATCATTTTCGTCATCAATAATTGCACCTTCTTCCGGTTCTTCAGGAGATAACCATTTTTGTAATACTTCTTTTAAATCATCATAAGTCATTCTACGTTGAATTTCTAATAATGTTGGTTGTTCCTTAAGAAACTTTTGAATTAAAGAAGCATCAGCACTTAAAGTAGTTGTTTTTGGTTTAATCCTGATTGATGATTTTAGACCCTGTCTTCCACCAACATCCCCTTTAACTACATCCACCGTAAAATCTCTCCCCTCATTGATGTCTGTGTAATCACCGTAATCTTCATCTTCGGCTATACCCAAAAGTTGCATGTAAATTTCTTTACCAAATTCCCAAAGGCGTACACCTTTTTCTTCTTCACCACGTACAATAACGGGGGCAAACACCCTCATTTTAGGATCTAATTTTTTAGCCAATGACCAATTTTCTTTATCATTGGTTTTTCTTAATTGAGAAGCAAATTCTACGATTGGATCTTTATCACCCCAGTTAGTAAGGGAATAAATAGGGAATTTTCCAAAACCATAATGAACAAAAACCTCTTGAAATGGGTTTTTAGCATTTAGTTTTGAAGGAACAATACGAATTTGAAACTTTCCTTCTTCTTTTGGTTTCCAGTAAACTTTTGTGTAATCGATTTTTTCTTTGTTGCCTGATGTGTTTGACGACTGTAATGAATTTAGTCGTTGTTTAATAGCTGAGATGTCCATGATTTATTTATTTATTAGTTTAATGTCGGAAATATACAAAAAAGGCTTGGATGAACCAAGCCTAATTAATAATATTTTTAAGAATTTAGATTTTTATTTTATTATAATGTCTTAAGATAATCTTCTAAGGCATTACCTTGGGGTATAAATAAACCTTCTGGTTTGTATAATCCTTCAAGTTTAGGGATAGTAACTGTAAAAGAATTTTGTTTTTTATATAATTCTTCGTAATCAGGATTATCACTAATTACTTTATCATTAATTTCTTGTGGGAACTCAAATTTATAAACTATAGTTTTAAGTGTTTCTTTTGTTCCTAAAAGTTTAAAGTTTTCTTTATAAAAATCTAAATTTTTACCATTAAACTGACTTGGTTCTTCCTTTAAACGAGATTGTGTAGTGATTTTGTTTTCTACTAGCCATTTGCTAGCATTAAAGTTGTCTGCTTTTTTCATTTTTGTTAATTATTTCTATTTGTTATAAATATACGAATGAAATTCTAGATTGCCAAATGACTTCTTTAAATTTCAACAATCTTATAAATCTTTGTATTTAATTGTTTTAACTCATTATGGTTGGTTAACAAAATACAGTTTTTATAGTGTTGCCAATTTACACGGTAAGATGAGTCAACTACACCACCGTTTAATCTTTTGATTACTTCATTTAATGCATTCAAACTATACAAAGTATTACTCTCTTTCTTCCTATGTACCAAAATAGTATTTTCTGGAATTGTATTTATATTACCCTGTTCAACATTGTAAGTAACAACATACTCATCTGTACTCTTTACATACAAGACAAACATCTTTTTATACATGATTGAATATGATTTAGTAATGTTTTCTATTAAATCATCCAGAGTATCTAAATCTGTAAAAGTAGCAAATAGCCTATTATTCACGTCGTATGTATTTGTAGGATCATAATCGTATCCGTTATACATATATTCGGGATTATTTAAAGTCGTATGTTTTTCCATAACTAGTTTTTGTTAATAATTTGTATTTTTTAAATATATTGTTTATTTCATGTTCAATTTCCTCTTCCCCTTTTCCTATTTGAAAAAGGAAACTATCGTAAGTGTAAAGCACAATTTTTGTTTCCCGTCCTCGTAGTAGCTTATGTATATCCATTAATATTTTAGTATTTAATGCTGATTCTACATTTTGAATAAAGTAATTCAGTAGTTTTTGTGGATTCATATTCTCCAGTTTATCCTTCTCAAAACAATAACCCGAAATTGGTACAATAACTTGACCGGAGTTATTAAATTCTTTCCAGTTATTGTCAATAAATTGTTTTACTTTTTGGAAAAATTCTAGATGTTCATACTCTTTAAATACTCCCCCATATAATTGTTTAAAGGTAATTTCCTTTGCCTCTCGATAACTGGTTTGGTAAATATTAGCAAATTCTTGATGAATATCTTTATTATTAAAATCATATCCTATTAAACGACTAACAATGTTAGGATGATAGGCACTAATATCAAATTCAATAAACCCATAATCCGATACAAAACTTTTTCTAGCACCGTTATCTTTATTTAGGGCTGCGAAGTTAACATTATTAAAAGAGTTACTTGGTCTACGTGTTGTTGTAGCCAAGTTATAGTGGGTGTATATCCTATCATCTTGGATTGAATATATTTCATGATTAAGTTCATAGTGTTTATCAAATTCATATTTATTAATTTTAATACCGTTTTTTTCAATACCAAAAAAAGCTAATACTACCTTATTGTTGTAAAAATCAAACCAAGTGGGTAATTCATTAGGTAAAACACTACGAATATAATTATAAATGTGTTCACATTTTTCATAATGTTTGGCAACAGGTATTACTTTATTGATTTTTGAGTAATCCGGATATTTTGAATAGAAATAATTGAATGCTTTTGGTGATTCTTGTATATACGGAGGAATAAGTTGGGACAGGTCATGCAATGCTTTAATTGGAAAATAATATAATGATGTTTTTTTATCCCGTACCCATACCACATCTATATTTTGTAATAATGTGTCTACACACGTTTTATCAAGCGAATCAACCTCGTTATGGTCAATACATAACATATAACCTTTAGTATCACTAAACGGTCTAATATACACTAAAGACACATCGTTTAAAGCAGGGTGTATGTTATCATGATATGGGATAATTTCTACAAATACTTCTTTGTATTTTTTATCAATTAAATAATCAATTTGATCTTTAGTTTCTATGAGCCAAAATGCCATTTTTATAACCTTAATTTAAATGCAATATAATAAAGAAAGCTTGGTTTCCCAAGCTTTACTTTAAATATATTTTTAACTTTATTTATTGAAATAATTTATTTTTTATTTGTTATAAATATATGAAAAAAATTCTAGATAGCCAAATCTATTGAAAATATTTTGTATAATTAAATTTAAGATAATCAGCAAATTTAGGTAATTTTTGTCTTTTAGATGCTAATTCAACTATATTTCGATTTGTTTTAGCTACATTTTCTTCAGTACCTGTTAATATCCATGTTATAGTAAATGGTTGGTACAATGAAAATTCAATTTGTGGATCTTTAGCTACTAATTTACTAAATTGATCTAGATTAATTTCGATATATTGTATTTCGTTTGTTTTTTTACAAAAATATCTTTGAAATTCTCCGTTTTGGTAATCTTGTTGGGTTGGGAGAGTGGGTGAATAGTATGGAAGGAATTGTGTTGGAGGATTGTATGTGTTTATATTCTTTAATTGAGCATAATTCAGAACCGATGTATAATTAGAAAAAGTTACTCCATCTAATGCTTCTGGGTTATCAGAAGAAAGAATAGTAGAAGTTGTGTTTTGATTTATTGGGGGTGTGTCTACATCATTAGATATTGATTCTATTTTAATTAGTTTTTGGTTTGGTCTATCATCAGGTGTTCTTCCAGTATATGCTACTCCTGTACTTGTTAAGTAATAATACCCTATATAGGAGGATTGTGTTGATTCAATAACATATTCATCCCCATTAGTATATAAATTGGTTTTAATTTGGGATTTTGGGTAATACATTTTTATGCTGTTGGGGTTATAAGGTATGTTTTTAATGTTCCTTTATTTGCTTGATCTATAAATTGGTATATTCTGGGACTTTCAATTCCACCTATTCTGATATGGAAATGACCTGCTGTTGAATTTTTGGATGGGTAATCGTACTCATTAATAAAGCTAACAGCTTTATTTTGATTACCAGCAGCAAATCCACCTAATATTTTATCAACTACATCTCTATTAATTCCAGTAGGATTTGAAACTGATTGTAGGGAAAATTCTGGTGAGATTGTAAAATCCAATCCCTTTCCAGCAGTGTGTGATGATGTGGGGTTTTTTATTTGATGGGTTTTATCATTACCTCCAGTTACTGTGATTGTTACGAATGGAAGTTGTTTTTTAATTTCTTTAAATACTGAAGCAGCATAGTCTACTAAACCAGGTGTTATATCTCCAGCATCAGATATTTGTTTTCTTTTTTCACGGTACCCTAAACTTTTTAAAATTGCTCTTAATCTATCAGCGTTCGGTGTAGGTCCTACTGTTGTTGAAACGGTGAATGTGATTTTATTGGTTTGGGTTGCTTTTTCCACAGCATTT